AACATCCCGAAAGAACTGCTCCACATTAGTCCTGATCTTCTCCAGCGCGGCCGCTCTCTCTTCCTCGCTGCCTGCGTTCAGGTATTCCGCGATGCCATCCAGCCCGCCCTGCACATCCAGCATGATGGGCAGCGTTGCTTCCCCGATTTTCCCGGCGATATTGTCTTTCAGGGCCTCCCAGGAGGCGCTGATTCCGTTGATCCGCTCCTGAATCTCGTTCATAGTGGACAACGCGCTTTCTCCGAGGCCATACCCGCCCTGGGTCAGCTTGTCGCCGCCCTCCTCGATCGTGCTCCAGGCGTTCACGATGTCCATGATCCCGCCGGCGCGTTTATCGCCGAACAGGGCGCTCAGCGTTTCCAGACGCTGCTGGTATCCCATTCCGCTGATGCTGCTCAGCACATCCATGGCATACTGCCATTCATCTGTATCCCCGGCCCAGCTGACGCCGGTCAGCTCCCGGATCTTGTCCGCGTCACCGGTTGCAATCTTGCTGACCGCGGATTGCAGATCTGAAAAGCTCTTTCCAGCATAGGCGACGCCCCTGGCGTACCGTTCCACTTTTGCCGGATCCGTGTTCCAGATCGCCGCGATATCCGTCCATTCGTTCGCCCTGGCCGCCGTGTCGGCCACAAGGCCCCAAATCTCCGCCACGGCATCCTTGATTACATCCAGTGCGCCCATAAAAACGTTCTGGATCGAATCTGCTACATTGCCGCCGGCGTTGCTCAGCGAATCAATGGCCTCCGCGAAAGATCTGGTGGCGGTCACCCCGGCGGCCGTGTCGCTGTTCACGTTCCGGATGGCATCACCCATGCCATCCAGGTCGTTTTTCATGTTCGCCAGGGTGAATCTGGCTTCATTCAGCTGCCGTTCCCATTTCCCGACAACCGCTTCATTGTCGCCATATTCTGCCTTTGCAGCGGCCAACGCTTCCTGCAGGGTCTTTACAACCTTTTCCTGCTCTTTGATCTGCTTTTGCAGGTTCTGGCTCTTTATCCGGTTTTTATCCTGGGCGGAGGCGTTGTTTCCAAGTTCAGCTGTCTCCGCCTTTAATTCGCTTTTTAATACGCTGAGATGGCGTTTTGCTTCTTTCAGCGCCGCACTGTATTCCCTTTCGCCTTCCAGCGTGATCTTCTGTTTGATGTCCTGCGCCATTGCTTTCTCACCTTCTCAGCATCTTCATCGGCGCGCCCACAGCAGCAATCTGTGCGATCCTCACATCATGTTTTGCTCGGATATTGTAACAATCAAGAATAAAGCCCGGAGTCTGTTTCCGGGCTTCTGTAACGCTCATGCCGCTGATCAGCGCGTATCCGTAATACTCGCGCGCTCTTACTGTGCGGTTACTTTTTTTTTCTCTTCCGCATCAATCTGGGCGAGGTATCCATCATAGGTTCCGCGATCAGCTTCCCCGCCCCGGATCGTCTCCGCGTGCGTGCTCTCCATGGACGCGACCCGAATCGCCTCGCTCAGCGCCGCAAATTCTGCCATGTCAGCATGCTTCAGCTCATCACCTGTGATCCGCTCTTCCCGGCCCGCGTATTCGGCCGCGGCGTTTGCCATCCAGGTGAACATCTGGCGGATCGCGGCGATCCGGCCCTTTCCACCCTTCATCTGTTCAAATGCTTCCCGCATGCCGCCGTATTCTTCTTCAATCTTCTCCAGCACGCTCAGGTCAAGCCGGAGCTCATATTCTTTTCCACCTATTGCGTATTTTGCCATTTTGCAGCTCCTCCTTAAAAAACACAAAGGGGACGGATTCCGATCCGTTTGTCAGACTCCGTCCCCTCCCTTATCATTGTACTCCAGCCAGGCCGTTCAGCCAGGTGCGCGCCGCGGATTCCGCTTCGAAATCCTTCTCGATCATATACGAAATCTTGCCGCCGGCGGTCAGCGTCACGCCCATCGCGGTGCCAGTGATCCCGTGGCTGCCGAACTCGGTCTGTTCGCCGCGGGTGCTGGCCTCGAAGCTGTTCATGCTGAACTGCACCTTGTAGAACCAGCGGGCGGTGAAACCGGGCGTACCGTCTTCCACGGTGTTCTCGATGTAGCCAATGCCGACATACGGCGTTTCATCGCCTGTCAGCGTCAGGCCGTTGGTATCGCTCACATAACCAAGCAGCGCCGTCTTAACATCCTGCGGCAGCCGAGCCAGCTCAAGCTCAACCGTGGCCCCGGTGATTCCGTTCGCGTGCTCGATGCGGTGGTTGTCAGCGTACTGGCTCACATCCTCACGTTCGATGTTCACGCTCGCCCGGATCATCAGGTCTGTTTTCTTCACGCCGTTGCCGTAAACCATCGCGGCATCATTTCCGCCACTGGTGTACGGGGCATAGGTCAAACCTTTAATACCGATCCTTGCCATTCCTATCTCCTCCGTTTATCGTGTGTAATCTTTCATGCATTCGTCAAACTTTGCGGCCATCGCAGCCTGGACAGGATCCGCGGCGTTCTTCTGGAGCTTCGTGATAAACCTGTCGCCGGTCTTGCCTCCAAACCGCCCGTTATTGATGATGAAAGCTTTTTTGGCGTTGTCGATGCCTCTGCCATCGGCCCCTTGCGGATACACGTATGTATACCCGCCGCCAACTGTTTCGTAATACCGCCCGGATCTCACATTGTCCCGCATGCTTCCGGATACAACGTGATGCGTTGCGACTATCTCATTTCTGAGAAGCGCCGCGTACTTCTCCGCTCCGGCGGCAACGACTTCCTTGATAACCTTCCTGCGCACACCTTCCTGGAGCGCGCTCATCTGTTCCAGCGTTTCGTCCACGGCAGTATATTCGAGCTTAGCCATCGCCATCAGCTCCCGTGATTGGGCCGTCAAGCCAGAACTCCCAGCTCCAGTGTACCCGGTGGATGTCGTACAGGTATTCTCTTGCCGGCATCGCATAATGCAAGCCCTGTTCGTCCAAAACGCTTTGGATTCGGTTAATCCAGAAGAATTCTCCTCCGGATACATAAATATGCACCATGCAGCGGAACCTTTGCTCGATCATCCGGTTATCGGCCCACTGGGCAGTGGTCTCACCTGTAAGCTCCAAAACGCCGTAATCATCCGGCGCTTTGTCCTTCCATGCATCCAGCACAAACTCGATGCCGGTCGTGTTCAGAGCGGCAAGGAGTGAATCTATAACGTTCATTCTTCGCCCCTCCTCTGCACGGTAATCTCTATGCTGTCCGCTTCCGTCACGTATGTTCTGACAACTCTATACTCAATCCCGTGGAAAACAATCAGCCGCTCTCCCTCGTAGTCTTCCGAGAGCGTAAGCACAAACACAAGCTCCGGATCCACGCCAACGTTTTGCGCTGCGTAAAACTCGCTTCTGGTGACACTCTGCACCGTACACATGACTTCGCGCTCCGTACGGATTGCGCTTTCATGCACTCCGCGAGTCTGCTCCGTTTCCTTAACCAGCGTGATCACATCTGCTTTCAGCATCCGTGCTCACCGTCCCAGTCTGTGTGTCCGGTCGATGCCATGAGCTGCGCTTTCTGTTCATCGTAGGAGGCTTTTACCCGTTCGTAATCCGGCGGCATGCCGAAGTGAGCACGAACATAGGTTTTGATCGCCTGTACCGTCAGCGGGTCGGTGATCGTGCTTGCGTCCGTGACGGTGCCGTCAGTGCCGTAACTATAGGCAATCTTTCCGGCATACAGCACGCCCGCCAGCGCAAGATCCTTCGCCCCGGCCTGTGCCAGTGCCATCAGCTCTCCGTCATATGCCGTTGCCGAAATTCTCAGCGCGGCTTTTATCTCTGCAAGCATTCCGAACCTCCTTAAAACAAAGATCCCGCCTGTGCGGAGCTGCATACACAGGCGGGTTTATCTGTCAGGCCGCTTTCGCGTGCCAGCAGATCAGGTTTTCTTTGCGTTCCGGCGCTTCTTCGGAGCCTCTGTTTCCGGCCCGGAAACGAGCTTCTCCGGCTCTTCTTCGATGGCTGATACAATGTTCAGCCCGAAGCTGAGAAGCGCCTTACCGCGCGCCTCAGATACGGTCAGGATGTCGCCGGGCTTCCGGATCACATCCGCCTCCGCGTCATGAAATTCCAGGTTTACGATCAGCTTCATCCTGCCGTCACCTCACCATTAGGCGCTCGCGGTCACAACCACAAAGGCTTCGCCCTGCACCACAGCGCCATCGCACAGCGCCATCGCGCGATACACGGTGGAACCGGTGCGGAACGCCACGGAGTCGTCAGCATCGACATTAATGTCAGAGCCGAAGTTGAAAGCGTAGCCGTTGTGGAAGTCACCAAAGACGACCTTGGCGGCAGCGTTCTCATCCAGCACCACCTTGTGGCCCAGGAACCGCTGTTCGATGCCGTTCATCACCAGCACGCCGTTGTTGTCGGCAGCCAGAGGCACGATCTTGCCGTAGAACGTGGCAGCGGACATGACCCACACCGCGTTCCTGTGATAGCCGGAGGGCAGGCTGCCCATCGCGTCAGACAGGCCGGCAATCGTGAAAGCCTTGGTCACGGCAGTCGCGCCAGCGGCAGCGGCCATCACGCCCTGGGGCACAGTCGTGGATCCAGCGCCATTAATCACGGCCGCGCAGATCGCAGCTTCGCACTTTTCGACCAGTTTATTGGTCAGCCAGCTCTGGAAAGCAGGAATGCTCATCGCCTGGATGTCGGCGGTGATCTCAACGGTTTTGATCAGCTTCTTCGCGCCCAGCGTGACAGAGGCGACCACATCCGCGGAATCAGTGCTGGCATCAGCCATGGCGACCCAGCTCGCATTGTTGGTGGTGTTTTCCTTCGGCAGAGTCACATAGCCGGGGATATGCATCAGATCCAGTTCGGCGATCAGGGGATTCTCACGCAGTTTCTCCCAGATCTTGTTCTGCATCTCGGTGGGGATCACAGCACCGGCTGAGGTCAGCGCAGCACGCTCCTCGGCGGTCAGATCCTTGCCCATCAGGTTTTTCAGATAAGCATCACGATACTCGACAGTATCGATTCCGAAAGTTCTTTCTTCCATTTTCTTCTCCTCCATTTTCTTCACCAGATTACCGGCACCGCCGGCAACCTTGTTCCTAGCCTCGATCTTTTCGGCCTCGGCCTTGCGCAGCTCTTCAAGCTGTTTGTTCAACGCCCTGGACTCTTCCAACAGGGTGATCAAATCCTGTTCGGCCAGCGCGCCGTCATCGTTCTCAATCTGCTGATCGATTTCAGCCTTGCGGGCCTCGATCTCATCAGCGGAAAGAGCCATGATTTCTTCCTTCGTCATGCCTGTTTCCCTCCAAGCTCCAGCTGAATCCTGATTTTCAGCTTCAGTTTTTCGCGCTTCTCCGCTTCGAGTCTCTCCGCCCGTTCCTGTTCGATCACTCCGTCAACCCAGGTCGCAGATCGTGCGCTTATATCAGTGCCGGGGTTCGCCGGCATAGATACCGCTGATACATCGTATAATTTTCTCATCCTGAGGATCGTCCTTGTACGAGTCTTCTTGTCGTACTTCTGATCCTCGACAGTAAATGCAAAACTCATCTGATCGACAAGCCCGCTCCGGATCTCTTCATACATCTCCCTGGCACGCTCGCTGCCGCTCAGATCTGCATGCACCTTCAGCCCGTGTTCGTCCACGCTCAGCTGGAGGCTTCCATTCTTCTGGCGGGCCATCACCTGACCGTCATGGTTGTAAAGGAAGATAACATCCGTCATGTCGGCCCCGTCAAATGCTTTAGGGTCGATCTTTTCGCGGTACTCAGTGCCGGTATCCGGATCCGTGAACAGCACATACGGCTCGAACGTGGAGGCGTATCCTTCCACATCATACCGTTCTTCCGGCTCCCCCTCTTCCCGTTTCTCCGGGATCACAGGAAGCATCACCGGCATCGCCCGGTATTCTCTGTCTTTCCTGATCATACATTTCCCTCCTCTTTGGGATCCTCGCCACCGTTCTGATCTGTGACAGGATCGGTGTTGCTGTTTCCAGCATGATTTCCAGCTCCTCCGCTGTCAGCATTGTCATCGTCTCCGTTCACTTGGTCGTCAGCGTTTTTATATTCGCCGCGGATGATGTAGCTCTGGCCCTGCCCATCCGGCAGTGGCGGGAGGTTCCAGATCGCTCTGGCCTCATCCCGGTTCAGCATGCCGCGGTCGAGGAGCTGAGCTGTAACGTTCAGCTTGTCTGCATTGCTCATATACTGGAGCCTGTTCGATGTCACGAAAATGCTGTTTCCTCTTGCGATCTCTGCCGCCGAGAATGTCATCCGGGTCATTACATCGCTGAGCTGGATGGCAAACGTTTCGATCGCGCCCTCATAGAATGCATTCCAGGCATCGCCGAAACATTTGTTCTGGAGGATGTCCATGTTCACGCCGAAATACGAGAATACATTCTGCTGGATCATTTCCATTTGTTCATGATCCACTATGAAAGGTTTTTGATCTACCTGTTTGATGTCGTTGTATGTGTTGGGGAACAGCAGAATTCCGCCAGATTCGTCTTGGAGGTTTTCTCGGTTGAACCGCTTCCGTTCCTTAGCCAGATCATCCGGCTTCATAAAATTACTCAGCCGGGCCATAAAGCGGAACGTTGCCCCGTTTTTTACGCCCTCGGAAATGCCCTGGTTCTGCATGGAGATAAGCTCCATCGTCTGCTTAAGAGCCGTGTTCCCGGTTCCGAAAATGTCGTCCTGATACTGGTACTTAGTCAGGATCCCGCACAGGCTGAACTCCACAGCGGCGACTTTTCCATTATCAAAGCGATATTTCAGATAAGGTTCACCGTTATACTGGACAATCTCACAACGGCTGAACAGTACCGGGAAATATCCGGAGATCTCGCCAAAGTCATCAAACACCGGCACGATCACAGCTGTGCACTGCATTTCGTAGATCGTCCGGAGCCGGTACAGGAACTGACTCCATGTTTGCCACTCATTCGGAGCGACTCTCAACTCACGCCGGAGCCGCTGCTTTGCAGACCCATTGAATGTAACCTGTAGCTTTTGCGTGTTTCGAGCGAGCGCGTCCACACTGGCCCGGATCAGCTCGTTTTCATACAAGCGGCCGTCCCAGCTTGTAAACGCGGGGCGGTACGCTGTAAGGGTCTCCCAGGCCGCCCCATCAATCGCCCCGCCGGTGATCCTCGCCGGCCGCTTAAACAGCTTGTCAAAAAGACCCATCTTGTCACCTCTCATCTGTTAGCAAGCTGTCCTTGCAGCTCGTCCCATTTATTCGCCCGCATGCACATAGCATCCAGCAAGGCAGCCACTCCATCGACATGGGCGTTCTTACTGATCTTTACTAACTTCTTCCGGTTTGTCTCCGCTTCCGTTTTCAGTGCTGCGTCAAGCAGATGCACCTTCATCAGATCGTTATCCTTTTCAGCGCTGCGCAGCGTCCCGTCTTTGATCATTCCCTCGGTCGTATTGATAACGCCTGTCAGGTTTGTCCCCTGGAACACCGTGTCACATTGGAACCCGTATGCCTCAAGCTGCTGCTGGAGGTACTGAGCGCAATACCTGTCGAGGCCGATCTGGAGGATGTAGATCTGGTACTGTTCCAGCAGATCGGTAAACCACTTGAAACAATCGTTGTAGTCAACGAAGTTTTCACCGCTCTCAATCAGATAGCCCTTCTGAATGTAGATCCGATAAGGGAGCCCATCCCTCGCTGTCGCCTCTTCGACTTTCTCCCGCGGCATGAAAAAACGTGTAAAATAATAAATAATATCGTCTTTCTGGATCAGCAGCGTGCATGCCGTCAAGTCTGTCGTTTGACTCAGGTCAACGCCGGCCAGCGCGTAACACCCTCGGAAGTCTTCCAGCGTGTAATTATCCACAAAGCCGGCACGCAGATCCTGTGCATTCAACCAAGCTTGGCTGGAGTTCTGCTTAATACAGGCAAATTTCGTGAGAAATTCGGCCTTGTTTGCAAGAGTTTCCTCCGCCTTTGCGATTTCTTCCAGTATATAGTCCACACTGACGGATACGCCGAGGTTCGGGATGCTCTTTTGCAGCTCGCTGAGGTCGTTCCACTTGTCCAGGTCATCGATCTGATATATAAAAGGCAGCAGCCTTTTCTCACGGCTGTTGCCCTGTAAGAAGGATGTTGACCGCCGGTATAACTCATCATAAATGCCATCGTTGATGTAGTTGGCTGTCGTAATGCTAAGGATCATCGGCTGTTCTCTGGATCCGAGAGCAGATGTCATAACGGCATACTGTTTGATTCCCTGATCGCCGACCCAGGCGGCCACCTCATCGCAGATCGTCAGGTGTGGATTGAAGCCGTCCGACTTCTTTTCGGAAAACGGAACCTTCTTAATGGACGTGTTCGAGCTGGCAATATATATATCCATCTTGCGCTTTTTCGTGATCTTCATCAGATCTGGTTCAGCGCTAACGGACTGCCAGAAATCATTAAACACGATGTCAGCCTGATCGAGTTTCGGAGCCAGCATGTAAACATCAGCACCACGTTCGCCGTCTGCGTAGGCCATAAACTCACCAACGCCGGAAGCCAGGAGCGACTTACCACACTTGCGGCCCATCACCACGAACACCTCGCGGTATATCCGGATGCCGTTCGCGTCCACAAGCCCGAACATGCAGCTTAACAGCGCCTTTTGCCAGGGCTCCAGCTTCACCAGTTGCGGAGCGAGCCGGCCTTTTGAGTGGTGGCAGAAGCTTTCAAAAAAACGGATCGCCCGGTTTGCTTTCTTCTGATCAAAGAAGTAAACTCTGCTCTCAAGATCCTTAATGATCCGCTCATACAGCATCCGGATCCATTTGCCGACAGTAACGCTGCCGTCCTGGATCATTTGATAATATTTAAGTATCCAGTTATCACTCGCCAAGGAAGTCACCCAGCTTATCGCCGGCAGCCGGTGGTGTACCCATCCGCTGGATCACATCCAGCATGACGGCCAGCGTTTTGTTTGCAGCGTCAACATACTTCGGCATCTGAACCGCAAGAGGGTTGATGTCCATGTTGACCTCACCCTTAACGTTCGTGTGTTCCATCATCAGACCGCGTTCATCGATGTCCGCCCGGATCTTTTCAATCATCTCCGTCTGGCCGATATAACGCGCGCTGGCGGAGGCGAAAAGCGGGTTATCTTCCACGCCGTACCGCTCAGCCATCTTTTTCAAATCGTTAAATGTCAGTTTCTTGGCAGCCATCCGCTTATCACCTCCCGAAAAATCAAATTTCATACGCACGAGAGCAAAATGTTTAAG